AGGTAAAGTGAAAATAGGTGCGACTACAATAGGTGGCTCAACAACTTGGTCTTATTCAGGAGCGACCAGAGGGATGTTGGAAGACACAGAATTTGGTGATGAACATAAGACTTTTATCCCAGGACAGATAGAAGGCGGAGAGATAACGATCTCTGGGAACTATCTTATGGATGAAGATACAGGGCAGCAGTTACTTAAGACTAAATTTGATTCAGGTGATCCCGTTACGAACATTGCTCTTTATCTATCGGAGACAGATGTGTTTTATATGACACCTGATAGTACTACTACACCAGCATCCTATGTGACAATCACCAATTATGACAATGTAAACAATGATAAATCTGGAACCGGGTCGTTTACTTGTACCATGAAAGTTTCGGGTAAACTAGAACCCATTTATTAAAAATTGTGAACAGTTTATAAAGGAGACAAATTATGGCAGCAGATAGTACTGGATTAGTAGGTAATTCAAACGTTGTATTAAACATACAGAACAAAAAAGCGCTAGATCTAAATAATACATTAGATACTCTCAATATTAACACGGGTGTTGCTTGGACTTTTGGTACTGGAGCTAACTGTGGTAATTTATTGTGGCATGATTCTCGTAGTACTGATGCCACAGGCGAGACCATAAATGTTTATGATGGCTCTGAAAAGAATGCCTTTGGCACAGCCCTTACAATGGAAGCTATTAAGCTCTTGTACATCAAAAATACACATGCGAGTTTAACACTGGAGGTACTTGGCGGATCTTCGGCTGATATTGCGATTTGTGCTAACAACAGTGATATTATTGAAATACCACCAGGAGGTTTTCTTTTGTGGGTTTGTCCGACGGCTGCAGGTATTGTCACTACGACAAATAAGAACCTGAAACTGGCTTCTAAAACAGCCGGTACCATAACGTATGATATTGTTATGTTAGGGCTAGATTAGTTTATGCAGAAGTATTATTATATTTTTATATATACCTGGGTCGACACAATTAGTGTCCCTAAGCATAGCTGAAAAAGGTTTGGGTAGGAAGAGCTGTTGCTATGCACTGAAGGCTCTTGACCCAGGTATTATAGTTATTTGCAAATTGTAATTAAGAAAGGAACAAAATTATGCCAAGCTTTACTTCACAAAATCCAGGTCAGTGGTTTTACTTTAATGAGTCGGAGTCTGAACAAGGAGGCGTTTGCCTCAGGGAACTCTCAACTGATGAAGCCGCTCGTATAGAAAAACTGACAGTCAAACATAAACGTAAGCCAGTCAGAGGTATGATGGTTGATACTCAGACGGAAGATTCTACTATGGCTACTCGCTTGACCTGGGATTATTGTATTGTAGGCTGGAGCAACGTGCAACTTGATGGCCAGGATTTAGAATGTAATACAGAAAATAAAGTTAAGATGATGAAATGTACTGACTTTGCTAAGTTCATTGGTGACTGCATTACAGAACTAGTTGAGACAAATAAAACTCTTGAGGAGGCCCGAGCAAAAAACTTAGAGAGTTCATCAGGTGGCAAATTGAAAAGCCAGGCTGTCAGGCATGTGCAGACCTCTACGACGAAGCAGGACGAGAGCCACCCTGTGAAAAATGCTACGTAGAACTTGATGAACAAAATTTAGAAGTGATTAAAGTATATTTTTTAGTAAGAAGCCAAGTGAGACTTGCTCCAATGGGTGATATAATAGGATTAGACTACAATGCTATTAAATTTGTTATGGACATGTATAAAATATCATCCAAGCAATATGTGTTTGAAAAAATACTGCAGTGTTTTGATATTGAAAGAGAGCTAAGTAAATGACTTTTCTCTCAGCACAAGTTTTCGTTGAAGTAGATGATAGTAAGCTTTCTTCACAGCTCTCTAAAGCTAAATCTGCAGTCACCCAGACTGTAGATAAAATTAAGAATGCTTTCAGCAAGATGGCTACTTCTTTTAGGCAAGCTTTTGACACCATGGTGAGATATGCCAAGTGGGGAGCTTTAGCTATTACTGGAGCTTTAGCACTGGCAGCAAGAGCAGCCATGAAGCAGGAAGACGCAATGTTTGGGCTAGCAGCTGCTTTGAAGGTTGCGGGAGAGTATAGTGGTTCTACTATGAAAAGGCTCATTGCTTTCGCTTCTGAGATGCAGCAAGTTACTACATATGGTGATGAAATGATACTTGGTCAGATGGCTTATGCCAGAGCTCTAGGCATTAGTGCTAATCAAATGGAAGCGGTAATGAAAGCAGCCATTGGCCTTTCCGTTATCACAGGAAATTTAGAGACATCTACAATGCTTGTTGCACGTGCTTCATTAGGACAAACTGCAATGCTTACTCGATATGGCATTATACTGGATGAGAGTTTGTCACCACAAGAAAAGTTTAATGCTTTGCTAAAACGAGGAAGCGAGCTTTTTGAGCTTGCGAAAGCGCAAGCTGAAACTACTTCTGGTTCTCTTAAGCAGATGAAGAATGCAGTGGGTGATGTGGCTGAAGTAATAGGTATGCCACTATTGCCTGTAGTGAAATCAGCAGCTAAAGCTATAAAAGAATGGGCTCAGACTAACCAAGAACGCATAGGTTATTGGGCTAGAATCATTGCTGCTTACATGAATTATAGCAAAAACGTGTTTATAGATTTCATCGGCTTTATGAAAAAAGATTTTGGAGAGGCTTGGGGACTTATTTGGGATGTGTTAGTTGAGACTATGAAGTTAGCACTTAAAGAGATTGTAACGCTTTCAATAGCAGCAGGCAAGGGCATTTGGGAAGGTATCAAGGCAGGGCTATTGCCAAAAGTAACTGACACAAACGCTATACTAAGAGAATACGAGAAGCTCGGCGGTAAACTTGGCGTTAAAGGCGGTAAAAGGGTTTCTATTCCTGTGCCTCCAATAAAAGGTCCCATGATTTCATTAGCTCCTGCTGTAAAAATAACAACAGTTGAAAAAGAGTTATGGGAACAAGCAAAAATAGCTACTGAACAGGAAGCTATCTCTAAAAGAACAGAGTCTCTTATTGCAGGACTTGGGGAAACAATGACGCAGCATGTTCAGACATATACCTCAAAAGTTAAAGAACTTTTCGCACAGAGTGGTGTCGACATTACTGAAAGCCAGAGAAAACTTCAAACAGATCTGGCAGCCATAGAAGCTGAATATCATCCTACACTCTGGCAACAAATAAAGAAAGCTGCACAAGATTATTACAACAACCTAAAGGGTTGGATTAGCGATTCAATAAATTGGTTGCAAGCACAAGCCAATGCACAGAAAGAGATAATTAAACCAGTAGAAGATGTAGACGCAGCTTATCGTTCTATGCGTGGGGAAATGGGCAAGATGTCAAAGGCTGTATATGACAGCGAGCTGAAGATAATTGAAGACTTAAAAGCTCAATATGAAGTCTCAAAGATGGATCAATTATCCATTGACCAGTGGTATTATGAACAAAAAAGGTTACTGGACCTGGAGCTACTTAAAAGTTCTAACAGCATAATAAGTGGTTTTGAGGCTGCAGGAATGCAGATGAAGTATGAGCTTAAATCTTTTGGGGAAATTAGTTATGACATAGCAATAAAAATGAGAGATGCTATGGCAGACGCTTTTGCTGATATGATAATGAACGCTAAAAACTTCAAAGAAGCGGCTACTGGCTTTCTTAAAGCTGTGGCAAATTATATGGTTCAGATTGTAGCTATGCAAGCAGCAACATCTTTAATGGGAGGTTTAGGACTTATGCCAGCTGCCATGACTAAAGCCCCTGCTGCTCAGACTGGTGGTTTTGTAGAACAAGGAGGTTTAGCTAAAATACACACAGGTGAAACAATACAGCCCGCTGGCAGAAGCAATGCCCCTGAAGTAACTATAAATCTTATAAATCAAACAGGCAGACCACTGGAAGCAACTGAAACAAAAACTCATTTTGCTAACATAAAAGAATTGGTTGTAGATGTTATAGTAGATGATATAACTCGATATGGTAAATCGAGACAAGCTATTGGAAGTATGTTTGAAAGGGGATAAAATGAAAAACCTAATTATAGTTTTATTTATAAGTGCATTGATGCTAATAGGCGGGTGTACTAAACTTGCTTACTACCAGCCTGACAAAACTCTTGAGGAAGCATTAGAGACTTATAAAGATTGTAGCTTACAATATAGTGATAGGGATGCTTTATATCATTGTATGGTAAACAAAGGATATGATTTTCATAATGTATATTATGACCAGGAACTTAGATACATTCAAATACACAGTGGCTTTTTCAAAATTGGGATAGCAGGAAAATAAATCATTATGAGCCGTCCTTTTCCTACATTTGATTTAAGCAGGACTCCAACACCTTCTACATGGCGTGAAGAATTAGTCGCTGACCCCACCATACGCAGCACTTTCGAAACTGGTGCCGTCTTAACTCGCGCTCGATATACAACTATACCACGAAAGTTGAGCTTTAGTTATAACTTATTGACACAGGCTGATAAAGATTTGATAGTAGACTTCGAGCAGCATGTAAAGGTGGGAGCTGATGAGTTTGAATTCAGAAACCCCATTACTAATGAAGATTGGGAAGTAAGGCTATTGTCACCAATTAAGATCAGTGTGGAAGCAAGATTATACACCAGGTATTCAGCAGAGTTAGAACTTTTTGGTAAGGAGATTCAGAAAATGAGATTAGAACACATATATGTAGAAGATTTAGCAGCTGGTGCTGATATTAGTAATAGGCCTATATTTGTTAATCCAAAAGCAGTAACCATAAATTCCATAGGCATATTAACAGAAGGAGCTTCTGCTGATGTGGATAATGACAACACAGTAGTGATAGAAATAAAAGATGATGCAGCCAACTCTTTAATCTCTAAAACTTACAACACGGCTGCTCAACCCCCAAATACTGATTATGCAGACTTAGGAACATTGTCGAACCAAAGCTTGTTGGCAGGAGAACATCTTACTTTGTCAGTTACGCAAGGCACTACTGCAAATATGCCAGCATTTTCAGTTGTTATTGAATATTATTACACATGAAAAATTTGCCTGCAAATCTTATCATAGAGAAAAACAAATTAGCCAGTCCAAATCCCTGGCTGATATTGCTTGAAATTACTCTAACGGACGAAACAATTTTGCGTTTTGTTCGTAACACTGAAGATATTACTTTTAGTGGTAATGTCTACACAGCATTCCCTTTCGAGCTTGAGCCTACCAAACAGGATAACAAAGGCGAGATACCAACAGTGACATTATCAGTAAGCAATGTTACACGTGTTATACAAAAATATTTAGATGAGTTAGAGGGCGGTATAGGCTCTACAGTTAAAATCACCGTAGTCAATGCTGCCCATCTTAGTGAGAACTACTCGGAACTTGAAATGACTTTTGACGTGTTAGCGTGTCATAGCACAGCTCAATGGGTTGTCTTCACACTTGGCGCACCCAATCCTCTTAGGCAACGCTTTCCGCTTGAGCGCTATATGGCTCTACACTGTAGCTTTGTCTTTGAGTCTGCAGAATGTAGCTATACAGGCAAAACTACTACTAACATAACTAAAGCAGCTAATGCAAAAGTATCATGTGCAAGCCACCCATTTTCAGTCGATGACGCTGTAAAAATTGTTGATGTAGAAGGTATGGTTGAAATAAATGGTCAAATTGGCTCAGTAGTAGATGCTGATCCTGACAGTGATGGTAATGCTTTTACGATTGATATTGATTCTTCTGGTTATACTAATTATGCTTCCGGCGGCAAAGCTGGTTTTGCAAGTTGTAAAAGAACTTTATCTGACTGTAAGCAAAGAGAAAATCAAACACGTTTTGGCGGTTTTCCAGGAATACGTACAGGAAGTGTAAGAGTAGCATAAATGAATATTTTCATAGATGACTTAATAGGTAAACCTTTTGACTTGCAAAGTAAGCAAGGTTATAATTGTTACAGTTTATGTAGAGAAGTAAATAAGCGCATGGGTATTATATTACCTGATAGTCAACCCATAGAAGCGTTAGATGAAAGGTCACAGGCAATACAAACCAGTAAACATGATTATGTTAAGCTTGATAAACCTGAACCAGGTTGTTTGGTAACTTTTAGCCTTAGACCCCCGTTTGTTACACATATCGGTGTGATGTTGAATGAAATTAGATTTATACATGTAATGAAAAAAAGACAAGTGTGTATAGAAAGAATTGACAGACCTTTTTGGCAGAAGAGATTAGATGGTTTCTATAAATACACCAAAAAGTGAAATACAGGTTGTTCAGATACACAACCCCTTTGACCGCCGAAAACGTGTCATTGCTACATCTCCTTACAAAGGCCAAACTTTGCAGCAGCTTTATGACCAGTTGATACCCAAAGGTGTTAGCGTAGTCATAAGCATAAATGGTAACCCTATAGAAAAACAATTTTGGTCAACTACAACGCCAAGAGTTGGCAACCAAATAATTTTTATGCCTGTTGTTTCGGGGGGTGGTGGAGATGATAAAAGTATTTTGGGAGCCATTCTAATGATAGCTCTTGTCTGGGCTGTGCCAGGCATGATAGGCGTAGCTGAAGGCGTAGGTTGGCATGCTGGCATGGCAGTGGGCTATGCAGGCATGACACTAGCCGGTTTGATAGCTTCGGGGATGATTATTATGGCAGGAGGCATGCTAATAAACTCTATGATGCCTCATCCACAATTGAAGTCCCCGGATTTTGATTCAGATTACACACAAACTTATAGCTGGAATCCTGCCACTTTACAAAAACAAGGTATTGTTGTACCCCGCTTTTATGGTAAAAATAAATTGTATGGCAATGTGGTAGCAGTGAATACTGAAGTTGATCCTGACGATGAAACACGTCAAACGCTTAATACGGTACTTTCATTATGTCAAGGCCCCATAAAAAGTATATCCGATGTTCAAATAAATGACCAGCCCATTGCAAATTATACGGATGTGATTACCGACACTAAACTAGGCTTGTTAGGTCAAAGTGTTATCAGCTTTAATGGTACTAACATGACTTGTAAGCCTGACTATAGGCCCAATCATATAGTTACTAACTCTGGTGGAGCTGTAGAATATGTTACACCAGACAATGATTATGACGATTTAGAGATTGATATTTGCTTCACTCGAGGACTTTACTATGCAAATGATCAAGGGGGTTTGTCAAATCATTCAGTAGGTTTAAAAATTGAAATAAAAGAATCAGGCGGAGCTTACTCCACTCTGGCCGAACTGTCTGTCAGTGGCAGTGACACATCTGCTAT